TTATTCTGCAAATACCATGATCCGTGTTGCTGTATTCTCTCCATCAGACCATACCACTGCTTTTCTGCCCTGAGTCAGGTCATCTAACGTAACAATATTTCTGGTAAGATACGGTACGATCCCACAGTCATCTGCCAATGTATATTCTGTGCCGTCCATAGCAGTCAGTACAGACTGGGAAGAAGCTGCATCTGTCACTACTGATTTAACTGTTACATAGTCCGGAACCTTAAAATCTGCCGGAACATTGGCAAAGATCATCGTCGCATTGGTCATTGGCGGAAGGCTCATGGTCATTGCCGGTCCGATGTAAGCGTAGATGGTGTCTCTGTCTTTAATATCAGAAAGCTCTATTGGAAGACCGGAAACTGCGTCTAATACATAAGTAGACTCCTGGGAAACGTTTAAGATCACTTCTCCCTGATATCCCTGATCTGCCTGACTGTCAATGGATAATCTGCCATCTTCCATCTGGGTAGCCGGTCCAAACAGGCATACAGAGTCTTCTGCCTGCTCTGGCTGCTCTTCTGCACTTTCGATCGTGCCGCTTACAGTTTCTACAACGGTAGTCTCTTCTGCAGAAGAAGTAGGTTCTTCAGACTCTACCACCACTGGTCTTGACTCATTTACAAGAGGCAATGTGGTTGCCGCATCCACTTTATTGGAGCATCCGCCAAGGCCTAAAACTGCTGCGCTGCATAATACTGCTGCGTATAAATGATATTTTCTCAATATAATTTCTCCTTTTCTATAACAAAGATCATTTCTTTAACTGTGCTCTAATACTCAGGTTCCCGTGCTGACGCGCTCCACTGCCTGCTGACGCAGGCGGAACCTTCGTTAATGACTTGAGAAAAACAAATGTCTGCTGACGCAGCCGCTTGTTTTTCTCTGCGTTCATTATATACTATATTCCCCTTACATCCAATAAAGCTTTTCTTAAGTCTTTTTTAAATTTAATATCAAGAAAAACCTTGTATTTCCTAGGTTTCTCATTTGAATTTGTGACTTTATTGTGACTAATAGGGTAAAATTAACCTAGCGTTTTTAAGCGGATTTATATTATTTTGCAAGGCCTGGATAGTGGAGAGCACCATCCTGATCAGGAGTAAGTACCACCGGTTTGGTTGCCATGCGACCATCTTCGTCCATGTAATACCACTTACCATCAATCGCCTGCAAGCCTTTAAACATAGCACCATCTGGGCCAAGATAGTACCAAGAACCTTTGTACTGGTACCAAGTGTTAGACACCATGAAACCGGCGCCATTAAACCAATACCATTTGTCTCCATCCTGGTACCAGTCGTTTCTAACATAATTTCCAGAGTTATCATAAAAGCGCCAATGACCCTCTTCTTTTACCCAGCCTTCTCTTTTTACCGGAGTAATAAAGAGTGTCCGTTCTTCCTGGCGTCTCTTGGTAAGACCGGACAAAGCTTTTCCTCCGGCCTTGTTGTATGCCGGGATTTTATCCGCAATCTCCTCTTTTGAGCGGGATCCAGATGCAGTCAATCCATCAATAGATCCGATGTTGTAAGCAAAACTTACAAGTGCATCAAACTCATTCTGGTTCCATTCATATTTGCTGTACTTGTCCACTTTCGGACCATACTTTTTATCAACAGACTGGCGCAACCATTCATCTGCCGTTTCCTGGCTAATCCGCAGACCTTGGTAGATTGTTGTTCCGGTGATTGCTTTGTCTGCGTTTGTGGTGCCGTATCCGATGGTCCAGACACCTACTGCATCTTGATAAGCCATCAGACGGCAGCCCTCAAAACGTTTTATTAAATTCAGTCCATTATCTGATATTTTCATAGCATTTCCTTTCTTCCAAATGGTATCTTGAAAAGATTTTCTGCATATGCTATAATGCCGTTAGGCAAAAAGAAAGTATCTCATCTAAGAGACACACAAAACGAAAAGCCCAGGGACCGCAATTCCCTGGGCTTTTCTATTCCGTTTTGTATGGTGGCTTAAACCATAGGCTAGTTACCGACTACTTGTCACCGTCTAACCATTTGCAAATGAGGTGGCAAACCACACCTGCCACAACTGTGACAATAAAAGAAAGTATCCATTCCATCTAAGAGACACCCCCTTTCCTTACCGGTATAGGGGCGGTAACTTTGATATTATAACATATGCATGATTTTTATTCTACTGATTTATTGCGACGTCGCAAATGGCAGCCATAACCCGGGCTGCCTGCGGGAGATGTGTGGATCACCTCCATTCTATTTCTTGCTTGCCTGTTTGATAACCTGATGCGCTCCAGTTGCTGCCAGACCGGATACAATTCCGATAGCCGCCGCGTTGATCACATCTGTGGCTGGAAACTCTGGCATAAGATACATCCCTGCTACCCCCAGGACGCCACCAGTTACTCCGCAGACTACTGGTATCACTTCATCCTTCACTTTTTCCGTCGTCTTACATGCCATTCCGCCTAAATAGCAGATCACCGTGATCGCCGCCACGCCTGCAATTCCAAAATCCATACCTATACCTCCTGCTCTGCCGACTCATATGGTAAAGCCAGACATCTGTTATAAAGCTCTTCTCCAGTACCATTTCCACCTAATGCTTTATAAGGCCTAAACATATACTCCAAATTATCTTGTCTTCCACAGTACAATACTTTCTCTTTAAATAGAATGTACATGCCTGATAGATCCGATCATGAAGTAAGGCAAGGACTGCAGCATTGATAGCTTGTGTCTTTATTTGCTCCTTTTTTAATCGTCCTGCTAATCTATGATATGCTGTAGCCAGGATACCGGAGATAGCTGCAAAAAGCCACGCAACCCAGTGCGCCGCTATGTACTGTGTAATTGGTTCCATTAAAACTTATTCCTCCACGATCAGATCTTCGCACTCCAGATCGATTAAGACCTGTCGAACCTGAGGCTTAATCTTTTCAGGAACCTGCGCATAGGTTTTTTTGCCCTTAACAATGAGGGTCGCATAAATAACTGCCATTGTCTCCACCTCCTTCCCAAATAATAAAAAGAGCAAAAGTCTAAGCATTTAAAATTGCCTCAACTTCTGTTCTGATCTTCACAGGCACGTTTTCAATATTAATTTTCCCTTTGCGGATCAGATCTGCATATACTCTTGCCATTATGCCTCACCTCCTTCATAAAGTTCTACAATTGCCAGCTGGGTATTTGTCACTTCTTCCTCTAATGCTGCATATTTTTCACGCAAGTCCGGAAGACGAAACTCTGCAATCAGAACGGTACCTGTTATATCTTTATACTCATACACTGCATTGCCCTCTGAATCAGTGCCTGTCTGGTTTTTCTCAACTCTAATTACATAATCCTTCTGTCTGGTCATGCGACCAGCATATACCAAATCTGTCCTGGATGCCATTGTGTCCCCATTTTCATCTAAAAGCAAAATAGATTTAACGCCTGACATCACGGTTTCAACTTCTTCAAAGGTCTGCTCCCCTGGCTGGAAGATAATACATCCTCCATCCTGCTGCAGTTGATATCCGTCAGCTACTAATTCATAACTCTGAGTTCCGATTTTGATAGATTCCATAATGTTCTATCTCCTTTCTGATTTGATTTTGTGTATAATAAAAGGCCCTTTTAGGCCTTGGATTGTTATTTCTATGAAATTGGCTTAGTTTTATAGTAATTTAGAAACTCTTGGAACAAACAAACTCAACACAGATAATCATATTTCCAAGGTAGTCTTGAATGCTAATAATAATGGAGTAACGTTTACGATTGATGGCGTTCCTTATACTTCACCGATAATGGTTGCGGGAAAGAGCATTACTAGAATGGAAATTGATACAACATTATCTAAATTAACCCTTAGTTTCTTTTATGATGGGCAAATCATAAAACGGTATGTATCCTTGTCAGCATCTTAATTTATCAGTTGCAAAGACTTGTATTCCAATAGCAAACAATCTTTTTGTAGATTAAGCCGTACCAAAAATTATCATAGTTACCCATTTTTTTCCGGAAAATGTAGAACCAGCTGTTGCAATTTTTAAATTATTTCCGTCTTTTACTGCTGTAAAATTGTAAACACCGCTATCTTCAACTTTTGTTTGACATATACCGCTAGCATATGTAGGAATGTTTCCAAAAATAGATTGAAGTGTCTTAGTTGCTACTCCATTTGTAAAGGTAAACTCTTCGATAATTAAAACAATCGTTGTAGTCTTAACTTTTATTTTAAAATATCCCGAATCTAAATTACTATTTTGTTTAGCAATCGCAGTCACCACATCCGCTGCACTGTCTGGCAATTTCGATACATCACCGATCTTCTGATTTACAGAATACAACGCTGCCATACTGGCAATCTTATCCGGATCATTAACGATCTGGCTTACTACTGCTGCTGCAATGGCTTCAATAGCATCACTGTTTCCTTTTATTCCTTCTTCCATATGTGTCAGTCTTTCCGCTGATAATGGCGTACTGGTATCAGGCTTATTTTTCCAAAGCTGTTTTACATAAGCCGTAAAGCTGCTCAATTTCATGTTTCTATTCCTCCTTCAGTTGGATAAATATCTTTTGATGGATACAGGTCTGTATCTGGATGCAGGGTAAACAGATCCTCTCCAGGATAAAGCGTGGTTGCCGGATATAAGGTTGTCTGTGGATACAGGGTATAAATTTCAACCTCGATCTTTATCTTCCCGCCTGCAGTCACCGGGTTCGGCGTGATCGATACTGATTGGATATAAATACTGTCTGCCATTATTCAGCCACCACCTCTATACATTCCATCAAAATCTCTTCTGCTACTTTATAGGTGAAATAAAGGCGATAGGTCACACGTTTTTGCGGAGCTATCATGGCACGGATCACATCCCCATTGATCTCACATTCACCCTGGGCTTCAGTTTCATAGTTGCCTTTAAGTTCCCAGGTGGCATCCCGGATCGTGAAGGGAGCCTGATCTCTTGCGTGTATCCGAAGTCCAATGCTTTTATTTTCACCTACATAGAAATGGACCCGTTGCATCTTTTTCCTCCTTCCACTAACAGTTCTGTATAAATCTGCGGTGCTACAAGTTCAGCCTCCCATTCCGTTTCAAGAAGCTGTCCATAGTAAGGAACCGGCTCCACATGAGCACACAGCAATGCTGTATTGACTACAAACAACATCTTTGATATATATGCCTGATTACCAGCCTCATCTTCTGCCAGGATCTCCACCACATATTCCCCGTCCGTATCAAAGGGGACCGGTACATTCCACCAGTCCCCTTCTGATCGGTTCAGCTCGACTTCGCAGCCGTCTACACGGCCAAAAACACGTTTGACCATTATAGCCTCCTATTAGTCGGTAACCTCCACGCTGATCACATAGGTCTTGCCACAATCTACTGGGTTTGGATTGATCGTTACAGACTTGATCACAGGCGCTGTTGTATCTACTGTTACGGTTCTGGTAACGGTTGTAGTCTTACCTGCAGAGTCTTTCGCAACAACTGTAATGGTATTTGTACCAGTAACCAGTGTCAGTGCCTTACTAAAGGTACCATCAGATCCGACTGTTACTGTTTCCGCAGTACCACTGTTCAGCTTGACTGTTACTGTAACAGGGCTGGAAGTTGCGTCATTGGTAGTACCGGTAACAGTAACCGCAGTCTTGTTGGTAACCAGTTTATCTGCCGGAGCTGTGATAGAAAGTGTAGGTGGTACAGTATCGATCTTGAATGTAACGGTCTTCTGTGTAGCCGCATTTCCATCAAAGTCAGATGCATCGATCTTAATTGTATGGCTGCCATCTGCCAGAGCTGTAGTTGGAGTATAAGTACACTCATATCCACCTGTAACAGCTGTTTTAGTAATGCTGTCACCTGTAACCTTGCTGCCACTGTCAATGGTAATACCAATAGTTGCAGGATTAACACCAGAATCCGCATCTGTTACTTTCCACTTAATAGTTGGCTTATTGTTGGTGATATAAGATCCTGCTGTTGGACTGGTAATGGTAATAGCCGGTGCAACTTTCTCTTTTACTTTTAATTTCAGACTGGCTCCCAAGGTCGTATCTGAATCCGTCTTTGTCGTTGTATTTCCAGCCACATCCGTTGCCTTAACCGTTACCGGATAATAATGCCCGTCATTGATGGTATAACTGGACTTAGATGGAGCTGTGATCGTAGCTTCATATTTTCCTGTGCTGGAATTTAATGTTAATATAGTTGTTACGCCATTAATGATGGCCTGTACTGTTTTTACTGCCATTATTTTATCTCCTTCTTTTTATCTGTTTTCTCTAACCCACGTACAACAATCGCCGCATTACTGAGCAGTGCTGCCTGATCCGGGCCTGTTACTATAAGATGATCAAAAATATAGAGCAACGTTGCCCGCTGCTCTTCTGATAAGTTATACATGTTTTTCCTTTCTGATCAGGCTTTTCAGCCTGTCTATTTCCTCCTGCTGGCTCTGTATAGCAGCTACCAGCAGGGGAATGTAATTGGTATACGGGATTGTAAAATATCTTCCACTATGTCCATACAGAGGAAGGTTTAACCCCTGCTTTCTGCATATCCTACGGACATCCTGAGCAATAAAACCTATACCTGCATGGTCTGTCCGTTTCATATAGTAGGATACCGGCTGGAGCTGTTTTATGATCTGAAGTGCTGTTCCTGTATCTACTTTATGGATATTTTCCTTTAATCTTCGGTCTGAGTACTCATCTATTGTCCCAATGATCGTATTGGCTCTGAGCTTGTCACACCCAATGGTATTGGCGCCTATATCCGCCATGGACGCATAACAATCTACAGAAAAAGTATCCCTGCATGTAAATCTGGATGCAAGTACGGTTTCACCATAAATGGTAGCACCTGTAGCAGTGGTACCGATCTCTATATTTTTTGCAAGGACTTTACCATTCTGATCTACCGTAAATTGACCATCACCAACATTGATACTTCCCTTGAACAGACCTTCCACTACGGTCAGTTTCCCGTCTGCAGTCAAGGAAGAATAGGTGGACGTCCAGCTAAAGCGATTGCCTTTAATATCAATGCCGCCACTTTCAATGGATAATTGAGCCGATACTTCTCCCTTTTTAACCATCAGTTTTATGTTCTCTGCCGTCATCGTGATCTGAGAAGATAATTCTCCTTCTGCAGCAGACGCTCGTTTTACTTCTGCGGCAATCTGTTCTGCAGTGATCGTCAGTTTTGCCTCTGTACGTTTTTCTAGGTCCACCAGGTTTGCTGATACTTCATCTACATTTTTCTTTAAATATGCAGCCTTGCCTTTTAAGCGGATAATGTCCGCGTTGGTCCCCTGCTCTTCCTTTCGTATTTCTTCACCTGTTGCGCTATAGGTATCCTGTAAGGCATGGATCCCTTTCATCGTCCTCTTAATGATGTAAGAAACAATTGTCCCTTCTTCCGACTTGATCAAGCCGGCATCTCCCAGTTCTAAATATGGCAAGCCTTTTAGCAGATTACATTCGTAAGGAACATAAGGTCGGCTGCTCACCATTCCATAAATCCCCGCTGCGATCTGCTGTAATTCATCTGCGCCCTTGCCGTATAGCAGGAAGTTACCTTCTACTACCAGACAATTACCGGTTCCATAGATCGCACCAATATCCTCTTCTTCCTGGCGGATTTGTACCGCTTCAACGGCTTTTACCGTGTAATCTTCAAAAACACAGGATTTATACAGATTTTGTGAAATTGTTTCATCATAGACCTGCTCATTCATTTCACCTGGAACAAGAGGATATAATTCATCTGACGGATACAGATTTTCAGCTGGTGCCAAAATATAATTCGGTTGCAATGCAATATGCTGTAAAATTCCTTCCCGGTCAAAATGGCCAAACACACCATTCATCTGTTCACATGCAATCAAAGTATCCCGACCAGACAATTCTTCTACACTCATTGTCTTTTCAATCAAAATACTGTCATTTGGAAGATAAGATGGAACCTTTTCCGTCACACCAACGTACTGACATAAACTGGATCTGAATTCTTTCAATGTCATTGGAAACAAAAGATTGTTATACCACTGTGCCACATTTACATCAAATAGAGACATCTGGTCCAGACCCACAATATCCAGGTATTTTCTATCTGTTTCTTTTTCTGCGGATTTAATGATATATACTCCTAAAGGCATCCGATATCCATTAGGATATATATCATCACCTGGAAACAGGCCTGCTTCTGGCCATATTCCCTCCAGGATCTGATAAACTTTCATTCTGGCTTCTTTTACAACTTCCGTAACATTAAGAAGTGTAATTTTTAACTGTGATGCCTCGCAGCTTCCAAATTCCAGATTTTCATTACTGGACAATGCCTCATCCAGTTCCATTGTTTCCGCTTTTATGTTACTGCTTGAAAGATGCAGGTAAGGTTCTTCTTCTCCTTTGTGATAAAAGTCCAGGATCAGCTGTTTATCTGTACTGTCTGCCCGATACAGTTCTTTTAATCGTTCATCCACATTTAACATAAGCTGCCTCCCTAATATTCTGTCAACTGAATATCAAATGGCTCATAGACCATATCCAGTTTTCTTTCATTCACATGAGAGATCGTATATTCAATATCTGCGATATAAAATACTCCTGACTTATAATCCATTTCCTCATCGTTCCAATACGTGACAGATACCTTTCTTTCCCGCTCTCCTCCTGACACGATCCCCGCATCTATGATCGCTTTAACGACTATCTTTTCACCCAGATACAGTTTCCGGATCGGTACTGTCAGGCTCGTCTTATAATTCGGCGATGTCTGACGGTGGAGCAATGCCGTTGCATCACGGGATGCATCCAGTTCCAGTCTCTGATTGGGTGTACTTTTATATTTCTCCAGATACTTATTCGGAAGGACGGTATTTCCAAACTTTATAAGCCATCCTTTAAAAGCCATAGTCCTTTCTCCTTACACAAGCAGCGGATTTTTTCCCGTCTGCTTTCTTGCCAACCGGTTACGTTTTACCACATTTTCATACACTACCTTTCCATCCAGATTGATCATCAGCTGAATATCTCCACCCAGTCCAGCACCTGCCTCTTTCAAAGCTTCCAGCAATGCCTGCTTGATCGTAGACAATGGAGAGACAACTTCTGCTTCCCGGTTGTTGTCTCCAAGGATCGCCGCAAATTCTCCGGCCTGTCTTGGAACAACGGTTCCTGTAGCCAGTCTAGGAAGTTTCATCGATGAGACATTAAATCCAAAATGCTGACCACCGGCAAGGGGCACCCAGTCCGGTACATCAAAACTGATACCATTTAAACCTTCCACAATATGATTGATCGCAACTTCTACTGTGGAAATGATCCCGTTAAAAACACTCTTAAATATATCTTTTATACCATTTAAGGCCTTTTCCATATCTCCGGTAAATACGCCCTGTATAAACTCCAGGATGCCGTTTAAAGCGTCTGTTACACCTTGGGCTGCAGTGCTTACTACTGCAAGAAGCGCAGTAAAAAATCCTCCAACATTTTCAATGGCTGCACCAATAAGCGGGGCAAAACTCTGAACGATCCAGTTTAAAAGCGGCTGCAGTACCTGGTTCCATAAGACGGTTAGGGTATCTGCAACGTTTCCGGATAATTCTACAAAACTTTTAATAAATGGCTGCAAATATTGGCTTTTGACTTCTGTAAATTTATCTGCCACTTTCTGAAGTGCCGGCAATATGTATGTTTCAAATGCTTCCAGAGCGCTTTTATGGATTTCTGTAAGTCCCTCTGTAAATGCGTCAAACATAGGTGCTACATGCTCATCATATGTCTGGTTTATCTGATCAAACGCATCTGTAAACAGATCTTTAAGATCTCCCATTATCTGAGCAGCAACTCCCAGAAGCCCGTCAAATGCCTGTTTAAAACCGGCCGTATTATTTGTAAGAGGCGTCAGCAGGGCGTTTAAAAGATCCCGCCCAAGCTTGGCAAACACTTCTGTCAAACCCATGAAGGAGTTGGAAAAAAAGCCGATCAGATTTGCAGTAAATGTTTGCCCGTTTTCATCTGCAAAGACACTGAATACTTCTGCGAAAGCTGCGGAAAAATTTGCCACAATATCTGCTATGTCCCCGGTTATATCAAACATGTCTATGATATATTGCTTGATCCGTTCCTGAGCTTCTTCCAGATACTTTGCAGTGCCACCGACCAGGTTTGCTGCCAGCGTAATACCAACTGAAGCAACAGCCCCTGCGATTACGCCTAAATCATAGACCATTTTATTTCCCCAGGTACTTGCTGCAGCCTGGACTCGCGGATCTGAAAAAATATCAGACAGGCTTTCCTTAATACTCTGAAGCCCTTTCTGGATCGTAGCAAACCGGGAAGTAGTATCTCCTAATCCTACCTTAAATCCTTTGGTGAATAGACTAGACAGATCACTCCATTTCTTTTTTAATGCATCCAGGGCTTTTGACAGTGAACTGGATACTGCCACTGTTTCAAACATCTGGGACGGATCTGTTCCGGAACCACCGCCTCCGCCACCTGCATTATTTTGACTTAGGACATTTAATTTATCAAAAGCTGCCAGACTATTCTTTGCATCTTTTGCTGCGCTTCCTGTCTTTTTAAGACTTTTTGCATAATCTTCCTGGGTCTTCTTAGCTTTCACAAAGGTGGATTTCCCTGTTAATGCCGCTACCAGTTGCCCGATCCAGGCCAGTGCCTGGGCTATCGCATCAATCAATGCAGTGATTGCCGGTACCGCAACACTTAAAATGGGAGCAAAACCGGCTGCCAGGCTGTTCTTTAAATACAATAAAGAAGAGGACAGACCGGATAATGTCTGGTTTGCGCTTCCGGAATATCTTGCAAGGTTTTGAAAGCCTTCCTTTGTCGCGCTCATCACTGCCATTACCGCCTGCATGACAAAACGCATCATCATCATACGGCTGATTCGGCCTAAAAGCTGCATCCCTTTCCCTGAGTTCTTCGCCGCTTTACCAGCGCCATTTACAGAGTCCCTTAATTTATCCGCGGATGCTTTTGCTTTCTTCTGTCCGGCATCTGCACTTAAAAGGGATTTTTTGTATTCATTCTCTGCCTGGATCACCTGTTGTAGCTGCACATAAGTCTGGTCATAATCTGCATTTCCAAGGGATATCCCCTGCTGCTCCATTCCCAAAAGCTTACTTCTAAGTGCTTCTTTCTGTCCCTCAAAGGAATTGGGATCAAACTGGACCGGAAGTTTAACAGGAGTGGTAAGGTTCTTTTTATAAGTACTCAGATCGGACTGTGCCTGGTTTAAAGCCTTATAGGTGCTGTCATACAAGGCATCACCAAAGCTTTTTCCCTGGCTTTCCAGATCTTTAAGTTCCTGCTTTAAACGATCAATCTTCCCCTGCAGGGAGTCCGCTGGAAAAATAACTGCGTCTGGCGTTGGATTGGTCAGTTCCTGCTTATAATCTTTCAAAGCCTGCTTGACTTTCTCCAGTTTCAGATAAGTTTCATCATATTTTTCATCACCAAAGTACATCCCCTGGCTTTCCAGGTCTTTGAGTTCCTGTTTTAATTCGCTGATCTTCTGTGCAAAATCATTGGTTGCCTTTTCCGCTTTCTCTTCTCCGGCTGCATACTTATCAATAAATTCTATTGCTACAGGATCATAACCATATGCCGAAGGATCGTCTACCTTTACCCGTCTGGCGGGTGTCGGCTCCTGTTCCTGGTATTCCCCACGATCTACTTTGATGGCATCCATCTGTTCCTGCAGGCTTTTGGTCTGTCTTTCTGCCTGTTTAGCTGACTCTGTTACCTGATCAATTCCCTCAGCTGCCTTGGAAGACTGGGCTGCTGCTGTTTCTGCCGCCTGGCCCGCATTATTAAACACATTTGAAATATTGTCAGAAAGCCTGTCAACTGCTTTGGTGAGCCTGTCAAAAGCTTTTTCCAGTGTTCCGGTTCCTTTTTCCAGTCCAGAGGTATCAATTTTTGTATCAAATTTCAGACTGCCATCAGCTGCCATATCCTCACCTCTTTTCCAGGCATAAAAATAAGACGCTGTCGCGCGCCTCAGCCTAATAACTTATTCCAATAGTCAATTTCTTCCTGTTCTTCTTTCGTATACCGTTTCTTAAGGTCACAGATCTTTTTATTGTTTCTACGAAATTCTCTTTCCCATTTTTCCAGGTGCTTACCTTTTGCCATTTTCTGCCGGATCCCAAGTACAGTGGAAAAGATACCTTCCCGGATTTCCATGAAATATCCCACAAAGGTCCACCAGTGAATATATGGGACGGATCTTACTTCGCATCCGGCCACCTGGTTGATAGCCGGAAACAGGATCGGCTCATCCTGCTCCCAGTCCATCACCTTGACCGGCATTATATCCTCTTCATCTTCCTGGCCACAGTCCAGGAACCAGAGCGCCTTTTTAGCTGCCTCTTCATAAAGTTCCTTTGGCATATCTGTCCAGCCTTCATACAGGATCTTACACATAACCACGTGAGCTTCTTCTACCGTAAGCTCTGGATCATTAAACGCCTGCATGATCACCAGGATATCCCTGTAGTCCGTTCTGATCTTCCATTCCTTTTTGCCTACCTTAAGAGTGACAGGAAGCTGGCCTAACCGGATCATTTTGTATAGCCGGCCGTATACTTCTGGATCCGCTTATTGCTTGCCTCTACTCCGGCTTTCATGTTTTTCTTGATGATCGGCATCAGACCGTTCATAACGGACTCAAACAGGAGCTTTCCGCCTTTTACTGGTGAAAATGGAGACTGACCATTAAACAGCGTGTCATAAACGTCTGCGTTAAAAATAGCATTAAAACAGTCTTTTACGCCCTGCTCTGCTTTCTTCCACTCAATACTTGCATTTTCATCTGTTGGATCTACGGTACCGTCCTCCAAAAGCTTGACGTTGCCCTGAAGCTCATCTTTCACATGCCCCAGCTTCTCCATTTCATCCATGCAGCGCTGCCACATATTCAGATCAGAAGGATTAATCCGGATCACACGGTCCGGATCATCATTTATCATGTACTCCTTATAACCTTCATCAAATTTAAGGCTTTCCATATATAGTCTCCTTATTCACTGTCAGGTGTAAACGTCTTTATTTCTAAGGCAAAAGTTCCCTTTACTCTGTTGCCTGTATGATGTACATTAAACGGGATCTGATAACCGGTGGTATCTCCGCCATAGCTTGACACTTCAATAATCACATCTTCGCGATAAGCCACATAAGAGCCTGCTGCTCCAGATGCCGACTCCCAAAGGTGTACTTCAACAACGGTAGTTTTTAAGTCATCTAGGGTCTGACGTTCATCAATGATCCCCTGAAGCCGTTCAAACATAGGATCACCCACAACCGCATAAAACGGATCTGCCGTAGCCTGTGGCTGGTAGCTGTCCAATGTAACGGATGTTTCACCCAGAATATTGTTCTTGGTATCCACATTGGCATTCATTTCTACGTTGTATTCTTCCAGGTCTTTTCCTAAACGGACATAAGCTGTTTCCTTTGTGCCCGGAAGAGCAGAGTCAATAAAGTTACCCATGAATTTTCTTTTGATCTTCTGTCCTGCAATAGGTGCTTTATCTGCCATTTATTCTTCCTCACTTTCTACTTTGTACTGGGCATAGATCTGCAGCTGATACATAACGCCCTGATCAACGGTATCTCCCATCAGGCCCATGCTCATGGCATTGGCTGTGGTTGCCTTTAAAAATGTGGCCTCTTTCACTTCATCACCCACATTTACTTCTATTCCACTCTCTTCTGGAAGCTGCTCTAGCCAATAGGCCAGTTCCAAAAGGAAATTGCTGTTTGCCAGCCGGTTGTAATCTGTAAAGGACTGTCCCACTGCATACATAACAAAGTTATGCCTACGGATCTGATTACCCAGGATATCTTCTTTCACCAGGCTGTCACCATTGCTGGACAGGCCGTAATTAACCGGATCCGGTTCTGTAAAATCAATGTGAATATCATCACCGGTCAGAAACTCGGATATCTTGGGATATTCCGTTAGTTTCTGACGCATATATTCAATGATCGTCATATCCTGCCTCCTCTGCTAAGCACTGCCTGCGCCGCCTGAAGGATATCATCCTTATGATCTGCTTTCATACGTTCAAACCATTTCTTTCCGCGCATAGGAGCACCAGCATAAGTCAGCTCTTTTCCTGTTGGTACCTTGATCTCATTTTTCTTCGCCCAGGCACTTCCAGTTGTTGGTGACACATAAAGGATGCCTTCATACAGATAATGAGCAAAAGGACCGGGAGTATTGATCTGACCAGAACCGATTGTAGTGGCAGCCACCATCAGGTGTTTCAGCTCGCCGGCCTGACGCCTTGGCATATAATCACTCATATAGCGCATACATTCACTGTCGATTGCTGCTTGCACAGGTCCATTTTCAGCAACTTTATGTCTACGCCGCATTTCTGCCGTAGAAAGCATTTTTATAACTATTTTCATGGTTACACCTCCTACTTACAGGACAGCTCATAATGCTGGACCGCTTCACTACCATACAACCGCCCATCCACAGTTGTAACTGTCACATATCCATGACTTGCTTTCAACGCTGCCAGTGACTTCGACATGACTTCTTGGCTACTGCAGTCTATTTCATCTTCAACAATGCCTTTTACGGCCAGATCTCTGCCCTGGGTAAATGTCAGCGGCTCTGTGATACTTTCCAATGGGATAACCAAAAGTACAGAAGCAGCATCACGCTGGCCTGTTTTTAGAAAAGTAGACTGCCTCACATCTTCCCAATAAACATCTTCAACCGGTATCCGGATGTATCGCATATCCTTGCCGCATTTGTGGTATAAATACAAGGTTACATCTGCATTAGTAAACATCAGCACACCCCCTGATAGCATAAGCCGGTATTTTCCAGCCATTTCTTAACGATCTGGTTTTGCTTCCTTATGGCAGCTTCTGTTAATTCCTGCGAAGATCCATAGGAAGCCGAATAAGTTCCGATCTTTTCAGAAGTCTTTCCGGATGCATTTTTTTCCGTCTTTTCCTGCCGACAGATAACCTCTGCCAGTTCACAGCAGCATAATTTTGCTTCTTCCGGAACATCTTCCATAATCGTCAGCCGTCCGAATGTATACTGATCCATGATCTGGCTTGCCTGTCTGGCATAAAAAGGAAAACCGGAGCTGATGGCCGCTTTCCTTCCAAGAAGATATTCATTTTTATAAAACTCTTCATCTGCATAAACCATCAGCTTTTTTCCTTTCTTTTATCACGCATTTTTGATAAGGGTTACATCCTTCGTTACTGCAGATGCAACCACCGTTACGGTCTCAGTGATCTGACTGTATCCGGTCTTTTTGATCTTTGCCGGATATGTACCAGGTCGCAGGTTAAATACTGCTTCGCCTGACGCATTGGTCTTTAATCTGGATCCATTTACATCTACAATAGCACCTTCAATTGCTTCCGGACTTCCTGCGTTATCCTTTACAGTAAAGGTTACAGTCTGAGTAGTTACCGGTGTTGCCGGTTCCAGATAAGCAAACGGGCAGCCTACACGGTCCTCATCCATTCTGGTTGCCGGATTTGGAAGAGCCCAACCCATACGAAATACAATACGCAGAGCTACCATATCCTGCTGAGCCAGGTTATAAACGATATCCTTAGTGATCGGATCCTGGATAACTCCCTGGTCAAGGATCTTTACAGTAACGTCCTGACGAATTGCATATACCGCCTGCTTAAAATCACCTACGATTAGTTGAGCAATGCTGTTATCATAAGCACCGTTCTGCGGGAAATACATAGGCGCACCGTCCAGTGCGTAATTAGTGGATCCCTGCATGTCGCTCTTAAAAATCGGTGTTCCGTCCGTTGCCTTGATGCCTCTTAACTTTGCTCTCATACCCATGGCTGCCAGAGCGCCAGTTGCCATGTAACCATCCTCTTCAACTTTGGAGATCACGCCATTCTCTCCCAGAAGCAGGTTGTAATAATCCGGAGTAGATCCAGGTGCTACGTTGTTGCCTGCCTGACGTGCCAGGGTGATGATATCGTTCTGCCATACTCTCGGGCGATTTACACCGAAGATGATCGCAGAGTCTACTCTCTGGCCGATTGCTTCATTTACTCTTGGAGTGATCTCACCAAAAATATCAAACTCCGCATCATCTAATACTGCCTCTGGGATCGGCACGATAACAGCCAGCTCAGCTGCATCCAGATATACGTTATCCCAAGCCTGGCGGCTGGTCTGTTTCATACCAGTGTCACCATCCACCCAGTACGCAGTTGGGAGGAAATCCAATACACGGATCCTGGTCTGGTCACTGGTCATGTTTGGCAGCTTTCGTGCCATGCTCATAAATACGGACTGCTTCGGTGCGTCCTGAAAAATGGTAGGTACTACCTGTTCGCGGATGATTGCCTCCGCATCAGATCTGCTTGTAATATGTACTGGCATAAATCAATTACCTCCTTATTCTCTTCCAAAAATACTTCTTAAGGCTTCATTTGCCCTTGTCTTTGTGTCCTCAGTTCCTTTACCGCCCGATCCAGGAGTATAAGAAACCACTTTGGGTATCTGTGTGTCCTGAAACAAATAGGCATTGTCTTTCTTGACTGCCTCCAGAGCAGTTTTAATATCCGCTTCCTGGTTCTTGCTGGCTTTCAGCTTCTCTACATCCATGAATGGCATTACCGCTTTCAGATCACGGGGCTTGTACCCTTCTGCAGTAGTCTTTAAAAGATCATTAAAGTCACGATCCGCAATCTGCTTCTGGTACTCCGCATCCTTGGCTGCCAGATCTGCGGTCAGCTTGATGACTTTTCCCTGCAAGTCCTGAACATTGACGCCCTCAAAGCTTTTCAGGGTTGTCTGGGCTGTATCCAACTGAGTCTTATAGTTATCTCTTTCTGTCTTTATGGCTTCAATATCCCTGCCATTCTCAGCCATAATGTTGTCCACCTGTTCCTTTGACAGGCCCATGTCCTCTAAAAATTTTCTCTTCATTTTCTTCCTTTCCCACTACGCTTTTTACGGGGTTGCTTCCCTTGTGCTGGTAGTTTTACGTCATTCCGGACAATTTTCTGCATAAAAATAACACGCATCTCTGCGTGCCTACTGCTCGATCTTATTACATTTGGTACACCGTCTTACATAACCGCCATAAGGACCGGAAGCCCGGCTCCAGTGCTTGCGGTAGTGATGGCAACATTCTTTTTTCTTGAAAAACCTCTGCCAGATCCATGATATAAGTCCCGTAAGATCACCTTCTTTCATTTGCGACGTCGCAATTATTCTTCATAAATCACGTCTAACCCATAAGCTATTGCGGCATCGTGTTCAATCCGACACCCTCTAGCCTTTTCCCAACCCTTGCAGAAATAAGCTGCATGGCAAAGGGACATATTTTCCAGACTTTTAGCAAGGAAACAAAGAGGTATCTGTACCACTCCACGTTCTTTCATCTTTTCATTGCTATACCATTCATCAGTAAACAGGGTGTTTACAATTTCATAACCTTTAGCTTCCAGTATCTTAATCGCCTGTTCCCTGGTTGCAATAATCTCTTCATCTGTTTTTCCAGCCATGGGCTGACTAAGCATTGCTTTCTTCATCTTCTTATCCTCTCTTTCTTAAAAATGGGCACAAAAATACCACCGGCCTACTGACTGGTGGTATTTTTTAACTTATTTCTGATTTTTTCTTTATAATCCTCAATTCCATTGTACTCATCCCAATTATATGGCGGAAATGGTGTGACAAAAGTCTCTTTCCACTTTGCCCGAAGATTTTTCATTTCATCATCCGTTTTTAAGTACTGAATTAAGTCCATCTGAAACATCCTTCATAATGTTTTAACAAATGGTA